CAACAACTGTTAGTGCCATAGTTATTCTCATTATGTTTAGCAATTTGTTGCCTTTCTGTGTGTGGTATGTCAATTATGGTTATCAACTAGAGGTTTATGTAATTTATCCAAGGTTTGTTATCAAATTGTTATTTATAGACACCTCGAGCGATTAGCTCGCCTCGATGGTGAGTGCCACACTTGGCGCACTTGTATTTTCTGTATCTACCGGCTCCAGACATTTGTGAGCCATGCGGACGAACGTTGCTATCTCCACAGTTCTTGCAGGCTTCAGGTCTGCCCTCGCTTGCTCCAACGTGAGGGTGATTCTTTATCCAGGGAAGCAGAATGTCGTATAGATCCAGGAGAAGGTTTACATCCTGAATCTGGTATTCCTTCATCATCTTCCAGGCTTTAGGGATACCGGCCATGCAGTCCAGCCAAAGCTGAAACCCTGAGTGTTGCACCTTAGCTCCGACGCCTAGCTTTTGGGCTACGTAGTCGAGCTTGTTACTTGGGAACCTGAACTGAGACCTGACGACCTTCATTAGGTCTAATTCGATCCATGGGCTAGGTGGTAAGTAGCCGTTCTCGATAAACTCGCGCTTGATGTGCTTGCTATCGAATGCAGCTGAGTTCCAACCTATTAGAACGTCCGCTTCATCCATGACTTTGTGTAATTCATCCAGCATCGCTTCTTTACCATGATGGTGAACTGACTTGAAGATTACTTTGTCGCTTCCAAGCCATCGAGCTCCCCAGCATAAGACTTCTGTCGAGCGCTCTATCTGTGTTATTGCTATGTTCTGATCCCAGAGTCCCCATACATGGGCCAAGTTCGGTGAGGTCTCTAGATCTAAAAATAGAATCTTCATAGCCTCAAACTAGGCCTCTGCGCTTACGGTCAATCTCCGACACGCCCTGCGTTATCAAACTGTTATCGAATGGTATCAGGCTGATTAGAACACCTGGTTCATGTAAGTCGCTGTAATTCTTTCGGGCAGTTAGATCCACTACATAGCTGTCATCTTTGATTACGCCCGATTGCGTGAGGCTGTCGAATACGGCTCTGGTCAGTTTATCGAGGTCATAGGTTTGAGTTGCGTATTGCCTGGTGACGGTCTTGGGCCTTCGTAGCCAAAAGGTCAAAGACACCGAGACTGCTACATCGAAGCGATTGTCGAACTCCATCATTTTGAGCTCGAGCATCTTCTTCATGTGCTCTCGCCAAGCTGGCAGGTCTTTGTTGGCTTCTACTAGGACTATGTGAGCTCCTCGATTAAATGCCTTCTTAGATCCTTGCGGTCTTGGGTCACCGGCAATAAACAACTCGAACATTAGAACGGGTTATTCTGCGGTATTCCTGGTGGTGGAGCCATGATGTTTATTACGTCTTCGATTGGGGTTGAGCTCTTAGGCTCTGCAGCCTTGATCAGCTCTACTAGCGAATTGTTCAATGAATGCTCAACAACCTGCTTGGTTTCCTGACCGGGCTTGTTGTAAGTTCCGACCTTGGTTCCGAGCGAGCCTTCAGCTTTGATCTCATCGTCCTTCTTGATGTTTGTGCCATTGTCTAGCCAAACAGTCCATAGGCGATTACGTGCTTCGCCCCTGAAGTCGTAGGTCTCCCAGACCTTGAGTCTTGGGTATCCTTCGTTTACTACTTCAGCTACTTTTCCGTAGATTGTAATTACTGCCATTTCTGTGTTTTCCTTTCTAGTGTTCTTTTAAGTTTAAGTTAATTATTAGTTAACTTTAACGCGACATCTACGCCGTCCCGTGACGTCGTGGGTGTCACCCCGATGAGTCTTAAATGACGTCCCGTCTTGCCTTTTTTGACGCCCCGTAGTTTGTGACTCAAAGTGCCGTCGCATCCTTCAGGACAGTCTATCTGGATCCAATACCGGTGTGTGATTCTGTCGAACCGATACCCGATTCCGTCATGTTGCGACATCTCAACTTCACCGAGCTCGACCAGCTTTTGTAGGTTGCGTTGAACTTGCCTAACGGAACACCCGGCTAATGATGCCAGGCGAGATTGTGATGGATAGCAGCCTTCTTCAGGATCATCTCCTAAATGCCACGCCAGAGCCGTCAGGACGGCCCGAGCTGTGCCGGTGCTATGTGAGTGATGCAGAACGGCTGATAAGGCTTCTAGACTCATCCTGTGCCTTCCTAGGGCTATACTGTAAATGCCCATCGTGGTTGGGTGACGCCATAAGCGTCGGGCTGTGACTTTTCTGTGGGTCACAGCCCTTTCACTTTACTTGGCCTTTATGGAATCTGCTAAGCCTTTAATGGCTTCAAGAACATCGTTATCAACTTGTGACTTTAGAGCCGTGTTGTAAATAGTTCTTAGGGTTTCTAGATCTTTATTCGCTGCAGCTTCAGAAGCTTCTTCGATATAGTTCCGAGACTCTCGCGTTGCCTTAATCATCTCTTCTCTCGATGGGCGATTCTTAGAAGTGCTTAGCCCGAGCGTTGCAAGTCCGCGACCGATAGCAGAGCTGGCGCAATTCTCCAAGAAGCTTGCCCGGTTGATGTGTGTCGAGCCTCGAGTCTCATGAGCCCAATCTACTGATGCAGGTCTAACGTCTTCCCGGTCAGTAAAGATTGAAGCTTGAACTACAACTTCGGTTTCGTTGATTAGTTTGATTTCGGTGATGATGCGTCCCTGAGGCCATGTCTTCCAAAACTTCTGGATACGATCGGCCACGGTTTCATAGTTCGATAAGTCAAATGCCATCTGTGTTTTCTCCTATTTGAATGTGATAAAGGGTTTGCCGTTTCGGGCTTGAAGTGAGATTACCTTCTCGCCCTGGTAGAGACCATACTTGATTCCGTTTAGAAATGCTAGAACCGCCGACTTTTGTGCCTGGAGCGCGTTGGCCCAGTAATCGGCTTCAGCCTTAGTCGCAACCAGGTTAGACCAAAGTGATCCAAGCTCCATCTCGCCTTCATGTAAGCCTTCGGATAGCTCTCTAACCGTTTCGTAAGTAGATGTGCTTCCGTCATACTCTGGGGGCTTATTCGATGTCACAAGGCCGTAGAAGGCTCGTACAGCCTTTTTCATGTCCTTCTGAAGGGAATCATCCCAAACCACCTCAAACTCCTTCCAGTCGCCTCCTGCGACCGCTACGACTATACCGCGCTCTAGACCTAGAACTTGAAGGTAATGTTGAACTTGAAGGTTATAGTGCTCCGGTAGCTCATCCCAATACTGCCTGGTGAACTTGATCTCGAGCACTCCGAGCTTGCCATCTTCCCATTCGATGATGCCGTCGGGGTTGGCTTTTAGAATTGGGTTAGCAACGCTCTGCCAGGTTCCGGCCTCATAGACCTTTAGCCAGCCTTCGTTTTGCTCTCGAAATAGTTCTCGAATAGGAGCTTCAAAAGCTGTGCCTAGTTTCATCGGCATCGATGGTTCAATCTCATCGCTTAGTTGGCCGGTCTTCTCGGCCCAAAGCTGATAAGCAGATTTCCATGGTGACTTGCCCATGAGTGCGCCAATGTCGCTACCGCCAATGCCTTCACGTGCAGCGTGCCATTCTTCAGAGTTAGGCTCAAAGGTGCCTAAATACCTGCCGAAGCCTAAAGCTTCTATCTTCTGTGTAATCTCCATGGCCCGATCCTATTGACCGGGTGTGACATTATGGCTGAGGCTGGTCTTCTTTAGCTGTTTGGTAAGCCTCTTGCACCGAAGCTCCAATTCCAAATGCGTCATCGTTAGGGTCTAGTGATCTAACCAATGGGCCTAGGATTCCAGCTATAAGAGCTGAAGCTGTAATCGTTCCAGGATCTTCAATGCCGGCTAGAACCAACGCTCCGACCGCTGCCAATGCAGCTCGAAGGTAGCTCCAAAGTGCCTTGCGTAAGTGCGCCCAAGTTTCTGGTTTCATTATTTGTCCAATCTTGCTTTGATAAATGGAACTGGATCTAGATAGCCTTTGCCGTTTGCATTCCAAGTATAGAACCGACCCGACTGAATCTCGAAGTGTAAGTGAGGCCCGGTTGATTCTCCGGTGTTGCCTGACTCTGCAACCAAGTCTCCCTGGCTAACTTTCTGACCTTTGATGACGGCTAGAGATCCCTTGCGAAGATGCATATAAGTCGCGGTGTAAAACTTGCCAGCATCCTTGAATTGAATCCTAACAATGTAGCCACCGCCAGCAGGTTCGCCATTCTTAAACTTCAGAGTGCTAGGCCCAGCGTAAGTCACCTTGCCGTTAGCTACAGCGAATAACTTTCGACCAATCGCCGAAGCGTAGTCTGTGCCGTTATGGTGCTTCTTGTAGCCCAAAATGGGATGTATCCTCCATCCAAAATCATAGGTAATTGGAGGTAAGGGTTTTTTGTAAGGCCAGATCACTATCTAACAATCGCCTGGTTTATTGTCAGGACTCCATGAGATGCAATCTTTACATCTCCAGTTGAAGCATTAGATACCTGAATAGCATAAACATAGTTTGATTCTCTAAGCAATAAAGTCTGCTCCGGGGTAAGAGTCAGGGTAATAACATAAGTTGAGGCGTTGATTGATGGAGTTGCGGAAGTTATCAAAGGCCCAAAGGTAGATCTTCTAATTTGAAACGTTGCAGTGTATCCAGTTAGGTTTACTACTGTGCCATTCGGGTTTTCATAGACAAAGTTTTTGACTAACCTGGCACCGGCGTCAATTGTAAAGTTATTTGGCTCGCTCATTATTTAGCTCCTAAGCTGATTATTAATCCGATGATTGAAACAAGTGCAGCGGAAAGTCCTGTGTAAGCAATCTTCTCGATCCAGGCTAAACGCGCCAAGGTTAGTTCCACTTCTCTAAGTCTGTCTGGAACGTCATCCAGATGATCTAGCTTTTGGAGAATCTTGATAAGGGTTTCTCCGTGCTCAAGTTGCTTAGCGTAGATTGCGTTTTGGGTAATCTTGACACCAGTTGTTTCATCAGCCATTAGCCAATGTCCTCGTAAGGTACAGTAATTCTGCCGTCGGGCAAAAGATAAGCCTCGGGATTTAAAGCTAGGCAAAACTCTAGGGCTTGCTCTTGAGTTACGTTGGTCACTTCCCAGGTTATAAGTTTAGCTTCATCTACCACACCAGTTGTGTAGCCAAGAATTGTGCCACCTGTCTCAACCTCGCCTTGAGCCCAAGCACCCTCAGCACCTAGACCAAGTTCGGCAATTGCGTCTTCGGGCCCAGTTCCGTATTCGGAATTGTCAAAGTTTAGTTTCCAAGTTGCGTAATTCATGCAAGTTCTTTCTTTGTTTTTTCTACCTCGGCAACAAAGCTGTCTAGCACCCCAGCTTGTTCCATCGCTTCAATGTGTGCAGCGTTTACTGATGATCCACCCATCAACATAGCTTTGGCGTTGTTAGTAAGTCTTGCTTGCCAGTATTCAGGTTGTGCTGCTTCGATTTCGTTGCGAGTGTATTTGTGTGTAAACGTGTCAAAGATTTCTAGCAATTGCTTCATTTCCCTCTCGGCTCCTGACATAGCAAACTGAGTCTGAGAGAGTCCTAGTTCGACTTCTTGTGCTTTTAGTTCATCAAGCTCGTCATTAGTACTTCGAAGCTTGGCAATTTTTAGTTCTGCCTTTTTTACATTTATTACTGCCAGCTTGTATTTGTAAATAGCGTCTTGAAGTTCAATTACTGTTTGGTAATACTTCATTTCGGGCGTAGCGTGTTGTCCTAAAACGAACGCCTCTAGCTGAAAGCGTGAGCGTGGCTGCTGAACTTCGGAGATTGCTTTCTCCACTTCGTCAAAATTAGGCATCTTGGAATCCTGCTGGTCGAACTCTGGCACTTGATAGTCCCGTGCCTAATGTGCTGCGTGTATCGCTAGGAAAGTCAAACTTGTCTACCGTTGCTACGTTTACCGTTGTAAAACCACCAGCTGCATAACCTCCGATTCCAGAATTAGAAAACCCAGCTCCACCATATCTGTTGGCTGATAGTCCTGTTGCTAATGTGCTTCGAGTATCGCCTGGGAATGCAAACTTGTCTACAGTGGAAACGCTTGAGCCCGTAAACCCACCAGCTGAATAACCAGCAACGGTAGCGTCAAAAAATCCTATAGGTTGCTGTCTTGCTGCAGATAAACCTGTTGCTAAAGTTGATTTTGAATCCGATGGAAAAGCAAACTTGTCTACTGTTGAATAATTAGTTGCGCCTACTGCACCCCCGGCGACATAACCAGCAACAGTAGGATTGGAAAATCCAGCAGCGGCGTTTATTGCAATCGACAGACCCGTACCCAATGTTGTTCTTGAGTCTCCGGGAAAAGCAAACTTATCAACGTTGGCCGTCAGGGTTCCACCTCCTAGGTTTCCACCAGCCGCGTATCCGGCTACTCCAGGGTCGGAAAACCCTGCGATGTTGTCCCTTGCACTTGATAACCCTGTTCCTAGTGTTGATCTTGTGTCAGCTGGGAATGCAAACTTGTCTACGCCTGTAGTTCTTGGCCCAGCATCACCACCGGCCACATAGCCAGCAATTGCCTGATTGGAAAACCCTGCTGATCCTTCTCTTGCGCTAGAGAGTCCGGTTCCTAAGGTTGTTCTCGTATCTCCAGGAAAAGCAAACTTGTCTACAGTTGCGACAAGTGAACCGGTATTACCCCCAGCTGCATAACCG